ATTCGGCAATCTACATTACTCACACCAGCAGAAACATGGCAGAGAGCACATAATCACTCAGACCATGGTTTCTGAAGGCTCAATCGAATCTGAGGGGAAAAGTACCCTCAACCGTGTAGTGGTTCGGGGAAAAGTCCGAGCCAACAACGACCAAAATGTAGTGCAAGTTGACGACTTTGGACCACAGAAAGATACAGTGAACGAGATACCCGGTGGTGTTTTCGCTCCAACTGCAGTAACTAAGGCCAGTGCTAAGGCGATTGGTCGCAGACTGCTGGCTATGACGAAGAAGGCTGAGGGTAATGAAAAGTTGATGGGTACACTCATGTCTAGTAGGGTGCAGCCGGGAGATGTAATCTCCTATGAGACCATCACAGACTCTGAAAGAAAGATAGTTCTGTCTACTAGACACTATTTGACACAGCGTAAATCAGACATCGACATCAATTCTGTCGACGGTTCTATAGAAGATATCCTGCAGCGTTTCCAAGAAGTAGACATAAGTTCTAGCACCCGTGATAATGAAGAGAGAAACAGGCAGTTCAGCCAAGAAGAGTTTGCAACAGCGTTTGATTACAAGTTCAAGATTACATGGCGTGTAGAGACTAGAGAAGTTAAGGATCCAACTGGCGGAATTGCAATTGGAATTCCAAACAGGAACACAGTAAACGGGCGCATGCATCTACAATCCACAGGAATACTCATCAACAATTCCGGCGGTCATGCAGTTGGCACTACTACCCTCACAACCGATGGTACTAATGCAGATACTGTATTTACATCAGGTGTCATCAGTGGTGGTGGGGCTGATGCATTTGTTTACAGGGGCAACGGTAACCTGTTAGGAAAAGTCAGCAGTGCAACTGCATCGTCTGTAGTGCTTGCTACTGCTTCTCCTGACTTAGTTGCAGATGATGAAGAACTATTCCAAATATCAATCGATTCACTACCTGAATCGGCTAACAGTCATCTGAAGATAAAGATGAACAAAGGTACATTCTCAAGTAGAAGGAGGGGCTGATATGCCACTATTAAATCAAGGGACAAGATTTGTGATTGACTCACTCAAAGACAGAATTAACCAAGTGGTTTTCGGATTCGGAGGCACATTGGCTAGCCAAGACGACACTGGTGCAGCGCAGCCTGCAATAGTAGTAACTCCTGTTGTCAGAGTGTTGGATGACCATACATTGTCAGTAGAGGCAAAGGTCCCTCTAAGTAGCACCTTCTCCAGTCCTCTGAAAGAAGTAGTCATTCAATACAAGAATCCATCAGATGCAACTGACACCACTGCTATAGCAAGGTATACATACGATTCTATAACTAAGACAAGCAATAACGAAATTGTATTCTCAGCAATTATTGAGGTGACACCATGACGAACCCAAAGGCAGGACACATGGCCGCTGCAGGTATGAGTAGCAGCGCAGAAGGATTGAAAGATGGAGATGGGTTATCATCTCCTAGTTTGACTAACCCATACGAAGGAATACATGGTAACGGTATCATTCGTATGTCTGATACAGCAGTAGGTACTGCTCTAAGAAATAGTATAGCAGCGTCCACACCCGGATTCTTAGAAACTGCATCTTCAGGTGTAGTCACTATTCACGGTGGGTGGTGTGTACTAGATGGTGCACTGTACAAGTTTGCAGGGGGGCCGGGTAGCACTCAAGCGATTACAATAGGTGCAACCGGTACAGCCAATTTCAACGGTTCACTTCCAGCAGTTCCGTCTGCAAACAGTGACGTTTTCGTAGTAGTCTACATCTGTTCAGATAGTGGCACTACAGCAAGGATTCGATATGAAATGGGTACGCCAGTCGTACCTTCATTAGGTACCCCACTGATACCTTCAGGTTTCTTGTCTGACCCTTCCATAGGTAATACACGCAGTAATCACCAGTCGATTGTATTGGCTGTGCTCCGCTATACTATGACTGGAGGGGCTGCAAACGTGACTGCTTCTCTAAACGCTACTCCGGTGCTACATGACAGGCGGGTTTTCATTAGAAGTAGCCCTATCTATCTACAGCACATGACAAAGGGTGGAATTACAACAGGAACTGGTTTCCACACTTCTGCTAACGCTATTGATTCGCATCAGGATCTCGCAGCACTCTACGGTGGGAATGAGGCGGGTGATTTGACTGACAGTGAGTATGGGGCTATTTGGCAAAGTCATACCCCTGATTCCCATTCCATGTTATATTACGCTGCTTCCAAAACACTAGGTGGCACTAAAGCAATGCATACGCACAGACTTGGTCCCAATGAGGTAAGCATAGTGACTGCTGACACCTCATTTACCTTCGACCAAGCAAACATATGGTTAGTGAACCCTAATGGAGGCAGTGCCCACGCTACACTTACACCTAGTGGTACATTTCCACCGGGTCATGTAATAGAGGTTAGAAACATATCCACTAGCGGCTCCTACAACACGGTGTTCAATGCTAAAACAGACAATGCCTCTGCTGCTGACATCAACATAGCCAATGGCAAGTATGCTAGATTTGCATACGATGGTACATCGTGGCATCTACTGATTCTACAGGCTTGATACTATGGGTAAATTACTCGCAGAACTACAGATAGAATGCGTCAACTGCAACGAGAAAAGCATTCCCCTTGTAATTAGAGGCGTTTACTTTTCCGGCAAGGGTACGACAATTCAGGAATGTCCGATCTGCGGACATATGTCCAAATTGGGTGAAAAGTCACTACCTAAATCTAAGTCTAGCAAGGTCCGCAGGTTTCCCTACGGGCGTTTTGCTAGAGAATTAGTTACTGCTTCTAGGCAATAATCACTCGCCACGCTTGCCGATGATGTCATCGATGCGTAAGATGCTGATAGTGACTTCACTTGCAGACTGAATAGCCTGCTTGACTAGATTCAATGGCTCCCATACATCGGCCTCTTTCATCGATGTAGTCCCTCCATCCTCGATATCGGGTCCGTAATCGATGTTGCCTGACAGATGCTCGTTTCTGAGTGCTAGTACAGTGTCCAGTGGATCGTGACCTGCATTCTCAGCGATAGTAGCAGGGATTGTCTCTAGTGCGTCTGCAAAGGCATCGATAGCCATTTGAGCACGGCCACCAATCTCTGCCGCTCTGCTTCTTAGATTGATAGCGGAGTTGAGATATGCTGCGCCTCCTCCCGGTACGACTTCAAGAGTATTGTATGCCAAGCACACTACACCAAGAGCATCTTCAAAGCCACGCTCGGTTTCATCAAGTGTCTGCTTAGTAGCACCTCTGAGGATGAGAGTAGTAACTTCACCCTTACCTTTGACTACAACATACTTCATGTCACCAATAGTGGTGCATTCGACATCTGCATCAACGGCATCTCCTAAGTCTTCAATGGTGTGAGCCGCTGCTGTGTTTAGAAGCAGGCCAAGTGCTGTTAGGTCACTTTCAGACAAACGCTGCACTACGCTGATACCAGCCTTAGCCAGTGTAGCGGCGACCACTTCATTTACATGGTCTCTGACAAACACTGCCCCGCCTTCAGGAAGACGCTCTATGATAGCCTCTGCTTTCTTGACCCAAATATCCCTAGTCGTAGTTTGTTGATACTGCTGATATTCTGCAGCAGAGCCAAGTGATACCTGTACGTTGTCCTCATTCTTCTTGTTACTGAGTCCAGTATTGATTAGCAACGCTTTACCCTGTACGGTTGGCATTGCAGGTAGCATGAATTCCTTGTGTAGTACCACACCGGAGAAACATGTTGAATCTTCAAGTCCTCCACCGGGCTGACACAGTACACGGATGCGCTCAAAATCGCCTCCGGCCAACTCTGCGGCCTTGACACATAGTTCACTGACGTGCTCCATGGCAGACTCTAGTGACTTACCTGTAATCGATGTCTGAGCCACATGCTTTAGATGAGGCTTGGCTGACTCTGATAGTGATTGTATATGCTCTACAGCCCACTGTGCTGCTTGTCTGTAACCTTTACAGATTACGTTGGGGTGTAAGCCCTTTTCAAACAGTGATTCTGTATTACTCAGTAATTGACCTGCCAAAACAACTGTGCTAGTTGTACCATCGTAGCACATGCTTTCTTGTGTGTTAGCGGCTTCGATAATCATCTTGGCACCGGGGTGTGAAACGTCAAGTTCCTGTAGAATTGTAGCACCGTCATTTGTTACAATGACATTGCCACCACCGTCTACCATCATCTTGTCCATTCCCGCCGGACCTAGCGTCGTTCTAACCGTGTCTGCGATTGCTTTCGCAGCACGAATGTTCAGGCTCTGTGCTGTCTGTTGTTGCTCTCCATTGTTTACCATTCTACATCAAACTCCATCGGTATTTCTTCATTTCTCAATCTCACCCTTATATCACCTGCGTTGCTACAACGCTTAACTAGTGCGAGTATCATATTTGCATCAGATATGCATTCTTGTATTATTTTGGCTTCACTGCCCTTTTGCCAAACGGGGGCATATATCTCAGTGTGTAACTGAGAGGACAAATCTGTGTCATTAAGATTTATTTTATGACCAGTCAGTGCCTTTAGTTCATCATCTATGTTTATGATATGGTTTTCAATATGGTCTATGATATCACTAGGTGTAAGTTTAGTGATTCCTGACCACGATAGTGTAAGGCCGTAATCCTGAGTATTCTTTAGAACTAATATCCCACCACTATCTACGATTGTAGCCATTTCATCTTGTATTCTTGAGTATCTAACAGGCTTAGAATCCGCATAAGATCGATGGCTGGTGTATACAGACAAATAATTGTCCCCTGTAATCACCACTACTTCGGGAGCGTTTACCATATGCGAAAATTCGCTACCATATGCAAACACTACGAAGTGCTCTCCTTTCATTCTTCTTCACCTGCTAGTGTTTTGATGCTTTCTTGCATCGCACCCATACAGGCTAAACAGAAATCGCAGAAGTCTACTCTCAAAAGACCAAAATATCCGCTGATTCCCTCTTCTTTGAAGGTGAATTCAGCGTTACACAGTGAGCAGTTTTTTGTTGTCACTTGTCAGCCTCCTTGTTTCTGTGTTCTTTGAGCAGCCTGACGTACTTACTTTTCCCCTCACGAGTTTCTTCAAAGACATTTTTCCCCGATTCGTTGTATTTGTTGTTTATACCCGCTTTGCTGCTAAGGTTCTCGTTTTTACCAAATACTTCCATAAGTTTAGCCTTTTTAGCCCAGCCCGGTCCACGGTTATCGTTGAAATCAAAGTGTTCACAACGCCAATATGCCGATTTCCAACTAGCCTGTAGTTTTCTCTTAGTAGCACTTGCCATACCTACCTTAACTTCAGATTCAAGCCAGTCGATTAGGTTGTGATACAGGTCGTATAGTATTTCTTTAGCCATATCTACATGGTCTCCAGTGACTTTCCAAACACCCTCTATCATAGCCATATGATGGGCTAGGATGTTGGTATAATTCTGAAGACCCATGATGAAAGATGCACATACACCCTGCTTCTTAGGGTCCATATTTTCTACCAAGTCGTAGTAGTCATCGATTGCTTGGTGTAAAGCCGATCTGTAAGAGCCATCAATTTCAAACATGTCATACATAGCATTCATAGTCCAACCTTCTTGTAATTCACGAGTAGATTGAATCCATTCGTCACCGCTTATCCCATTGATATCGAGAACTCTTTGTTTTAGACGTGTTTGGAGATTGGTGAAGAATTCAACTACCTCCTCGTAAGACATTTCAAATTCCACTTTGTTATGAACAGCGTCTGCTAATTCGTGAGCAATGTTTCTCTTCATTTCAAGTGTCCAGTGTCGCCAGTAAACCAACACTCTTTGGAAGATACCCTTGTCTAGTACGTGTTCCTTTATTCCCTGTGGAGGGAATGTAGTAATCCACAATGATACAAGAGATTCGATTGTAATAGTACCATCCTTCAGGTGCTTTGTTAGGAAGTTTCTTCCTGTACCTGCAGCGTTTAGTGCTGATTGTAAGAATAGTACAGTTTGCTCTGAGTGTTGCGTCGGTTTTAGGATGATTGAACCTTCATCGAAGTTCATTCCTTTCGCCCCTGCTAATACACCGGGAGTTTGAATTAGATTATCATCACCATCTCTGCTCCAAGACCCCACCATGGCCGCATCTGTACCTGTCGTGTAGTCTACACAATCTATACCTACATCCTTCATGACCTTTTGAATAATTTCAAACGCTACAGATTTACCTGTCCTAGTATCTTGAATCCAAAACATGCTTACTCTAGGGTCAATGTTAGATGCTCCTATAGGCATCCTGACAAACGGTAGAGCCACCTGCCCTAAAATGAAGAAAAAGGACAATAGTCCCGGTATTTCGTTATCTTTCGATACTTCCCTAAAGTGTTCCAAATACCCTCTTAGAATTGGGTATGTCTGCATGCATTCGTAGTGTTCAACGCTGTGGTCTATCATATCTTTCCTCTCCCTTTGCTATATTTGCGCTCTACTCTTACCGGTTCCTCGCTCGTTAGAACCTCGATTAGTCGCTGTCGCAGAACAGAACCCATCCCTTTCACCTGTTTAACGGATTCGACGTGCAACATCTCTTCTATGCTACCACATCGCTCTAGTAACTTTTCGACTAAGTCTTGCCCAAAACCGGGCACTGCGAGCAACATGTCCGCTCTAACATCGTTAGTGCTGACTCTTGTTATTGCCTTTGCACCGTGACTAGATGCAGATGTGTGTAACTTTGAATGTAATTTCGTAATAAACATGGCCGCTTCGCTGTAGTTGTTGGCTCTCCATACGTGACAATCGAAATCTGCCATTATACGGGCAATGATTCCTGTAAGCGTGTTGAGTGATTTAGAATAAGTGGTTTTTCTACCCTGATTGTTTGCTATTTTGACATACTTTGCTAGATCTCCGTGGATTACTAGGAAGACCCTCTGACAATTAGCGTCTAAATTTTCCATTTGGCGCATCAAGTGCCCTGAGTATGTAGATTGAAACAAGTCAGAGATGCTTTTGCATTCTATGTGCCCATCTCCGGCTTTGTAATCGCCCATGCCCTGCAGAAACGCCTGTTTTACAGGTATCCCCTGCCTCTCTGCTGCTCTAACTACAGCATCTTTCAACGGACCTCTTTCATTAGAATCAATTATCAGAGGTATTTGCATTTACACTCACCTCGTTTATTTCCCAAACACATATCCTTACTCTTGGACCCTGTATAGAGGCCTCATCTACATAACCCACCTTGTTAAAATAAGGATATTTATTCAAAATTTGAGCAAGAGTACCCTTTGTTGGGTTCTTTGAGTAAACTCGCCCTCCTCTCAATTGAATCTGATTTAGCATAATTGTGTATATCTGATTAGTTGACAATTTGTCACCGTTTTCTTCAAACGCCCTAAATATACGCTTGACTGTGTTTGTTATAGGATAATTAATTTTATTTTTTGTCATTCTATAGCCCCCGTTTTGTCCCAATATCTACATTTACCCATGCACAGTCCTTTGGACCACAGCATACTGCAGGTTTGAGGGTAATCTTTACCGACAATTGTACGGACCTGATAACGGGTAATACCTTCGTCGAAATCAGCCCATTGTAGGCTTTTTATGAAGGAAACAATTTTCTCTGTATGAGTAGTAAGTATGTCTGAATTGAATCGCTCTAAGGGCAAGAAGTGCCTCATCCGTTTTGCTAGATATTTCACTAGTTGCACTCTAGCGTCGTGACTGGGGTTACCCCCTACATGACACGCTGCCTGATTGAGGCAGGGTAGTATAATTACGCCATCCATCTTCAGTGTAGGTAGGTCTAGTGGTGCAGTATTCTTTTGGAATACGCCCTTCTTTTCACCGGGCTTCTTTACCTCCAATTTGATGCCATTTTTACCATAAGATATGACACCACTCGTAGGTTCTAAGGCCTTTTCAAGTATGTGTCCCATGCCGCTTTCTAAATCCTCTGTATTCAGAGGGACACTCCAGTAACCACGCTTGGCGTTATAGGAGTTAGGAATACGAATTAACCCACTTGTATCAAATGGTACTGCAGGGTCAGAACAGTACAGATTTAAGTCCTTTATCCAGTCATTTACTCTTCTCATACCAGCCTCTCTGATAGCCGATAAGTGAGAACCACTAGCAGGAGTGTATGTTTTAGACAATGCTATCCATATATGGAAACCACCGCCGCTGAACCACACACCATGCTCTATGTCTTTCTCTAGTAATTCTTTGTGCAGCCTTAGAGCCTGTGATAGAGGTACATCTAGTGCTACATCGGGGCGACTAGGGTTAGTGAAATCTTTAGGATCGAAATCCAATACAAAGTGTCTGATTATCGGAGTTTGTAGGTTTACTCTCTTATGATTGGGGGCTTCTGTGGCACGATATCCATAGACTGTAGTGTATGCGTTAGATACGCCATTTTTACCTGCCCAATATCGTTCAAATTCAGTGCTATTCCGCACTAACTTTCTGAAGCCCTTTCCTTTCTCTGTGCTTAACTCTAATACTTCTCTTGGAAAATCAAACTGTACATACATTTCACCACCTCGGCCAATAGTGCTCACCGCCCGGTTGCCAAGCGGGGCAATCTTCAGTAAAACTGCACCAAGCACATTTACCTTGGTGTGGTTTAGGTGGGAAATGGTCGTTAAAGTAGGCCTCTAACAAAGCGTCTACTTCCTTTTCCAACTTATTTGAATATGATTTGATAACCCTTTCATGCGACCAACTATCTACGAACCTAACCCCTTCCATGTCTTCTCCACATGAGCCGTCAGGGTAGAACCAGCCCCAGTGAGTTACGTTCTGCAGGGGGTGGTCTGCCATCTTGAGTAAATCAACATAGAATGCCATTTCTTTGCGCATTCCCTGTACTTTGTATCTGTCATCAGCCCACTGGTTCTTCTTCTTGTCCCACTTCTGTTTCCATTTACCCGTCTTCAATTCCATTAGACTAATCGAGCCATCTTCGTTTTCAAAACCACGGTCAATCATACCTGCAAAGTGTATAGGGACAGTGTGTATCTTCCCATTGTGGACAAAACTACGTTCTGTAAATACATGAATTTCGTCTTCATTGATGACTGGTAAGAAGTGCTGACCTTGTGTGGCTTCTAGCCGATCTAACTCCCACTCTAGTCTTTTGAATAGTATTTCTTCTTCTCCTAGAAGATAAGGTTCTTCGGGCTTAGGTAGACTTTTCACGAACAGGGAGAATGCTTCTTCTCTCTTCTTATCGTTTAGTAATTTGAGGACTTTATCTAAGTTAGGTCTAACATAAACATAAAACTCCTCCATCGCATTGTGTACATTTGTACCCTTGCGCATTGCGTCGGTTTCGGGTGTTTTTCTACCCTCTCTGCGCTTGAAATGATATTGTTGTGGACAGAAATCGAAGTCGCTTGTCAAACTAGACTTAGTGATTCGT